AAGCCATTGCGGCTACCCTTCAAGGCCTGCCGTTGTCCGCGACGGTGGAAGAATTCACCCCGCCGAAGATCGAGTTCGACATGGAAGCCATGTCCGGCGGGCGCTTTATCGCCGAGGAAATGGCCAAGAGCGGCAAGGTGCTCGGCGCCAAATTGATCCTGCAAGGCGCCGGCCCGGAAATCATGCTGGCCCTGGGCGTGCGTCTGGGCGATGACATTTTGCTGAACGTGCGTGAAGCCGGTCAGGACCAGGACGGCAAGACCTATTTCACCTACCACACGGTCGGCGGCAAGCTCAAATCCCTGGAGGAGGGCAAGCTGAAAATGGGTGAAAAAGCCACCACCACCCTGGACCTGTCCTGCCGCACCTATAACCGTCTGGAAAACGGTATCCCGGTGATCGACATCGACGTACGCACCCAGAAGTTTGTGCTCAATGGCGTCGACATCCTCGGCGATGCACGCCGCGCCGTGCTGATGCCGTAATCCCCCGGGGGCGGGTTCGCTCGCCCCCATACTCTACCAAGGAGCTGCACCATGGCCTGGATGCCACCGCTGCACCGCCTGCTCTCGCCGATCACCGCCGATACCGGCGCGACGATCGAGCAGGTTCAACTCAAGCCGCTGTAAGACGCCGCGCTAAAAGACGCGCTGGCCCGGGCCGGTGATGACGAGGACGATCAGTTCTTCGAACTGGCGAAACTCGCCACCGGCCTGTCGGAAAAAGAGCTCGACCAGCTCAAACGCCCGGACTACGTGACCATCGCCCAATTCGTGCATGAGATGTCGACCCGTCCTGCGTCGTTCTTCCTCGGCGAGACGGCGCAATCGAGCCACGAGCAGCCGGTCCAACTGCTGTTGCCGGTGGATGCCGCCGGTCGTACCCATACCGCACTCGACCTGGAAATGCCCGCCCTGCGTGCGACCAAGGTGATGAAAAAACTCGCCACCGCCAAGGAGCGCGCCGAATTCATTACCGCCCATTGCACCGGGCTGATGATCCCCGATCTCGCCGGCCTGACCGTGCCCGACTGGACGGGGTTGCAGGAGCGCATTGACGATTTTTTAAATCAACCGGCGGCCTTCTTTCGCAACGCGACATCGACGTAATCCTCGATGTGGTGCCGCTGGTTTACTCGGTCAATGAGGCGGAGATCCTGGAATGGGACGCCGCCAAAGCCATGCGCCGCTACGACATCGCGATCACTCGCCTTGGCGTTAAACAGGAGTAGTGCGGGATGCAAGACACTAAATATGGGATCAGCCTCGCCCAGGAGGACTTGCGCTGGATGATCGGCGACACGGACCTTGGCAATGTCCTGGCACCGTTTTCCGCCAGCGCTGCGGCCCCCGTAAGCCTGGATGCGGCCGCGCAGCCGCAGTTGGAACTGCGCTCTACGTTGCTCACGCTCAGTGTGGATATCAACGCCTTGACCCAGGAACAAGTGCGGCTGCGCGAAACGTTGGAGACGCTCAACAGTACGTTGTTCATCAACGGCGATGGGCTGCTGCCCAAGGCGGCCGATGTCGCCGCGAGCTCGCCGAAGGATCCGTCCAAGGAACCCGCTGATGGTGCGGTGATGGGCACGATCAAGGCGGCCGGCGCAGAGTTGTGGGACGCGCTGAAAGACAAGGTCGCAGAAAAAGCGGTTGACCTGGTGATAGACGCGGCCGCCAAGAAACTCAAAGGTCGCAAAACAATCGGTGGGCGCAGCGCACGGGGGCGCAACCTGTACGAGCAAAGCCGCCGGGCGTTGGGTGGCTCGTCAAACAGCTTTCAGCCGGGGGCCAGCGTTACAGCTAGCGCACCAAACGTGTCCGCAAGTGCCTTGGCCGATGCTGTTGGCACACTGCAATCCGTCGGCATTCGCCGGCTCGGCCCATTGAGAACCGCCGCCGCTGCCGTGGACGTGATCCAGGGGGTACGCAACGGCGATGCCAACGCCATCGGCTCCGGCCTGAGCACTGCGGGTGGCGCGTGGGCGGGGGCCTCTGCGGGGGCAGCCATCGGCACTTTGGTTTTTCCCGGTATCGGTACAGCTGTCGGCGGCGCAATCGGTGGTTTGCTGGGCAGCGAAGCGGGCGCCTGGCTGGGTGACAAACTGTTCGGCCCCAGTGATCGCCTGCCAGCGCCGAATGCCGTGAGTAAAGAGCTCAACAGTGCCCGCGCGGATAACGTTCAGGTGTCCATCGCGCCGAGTATCCAGATCACGGGCGTGAACCCTGCCGATGCTCAGCAGGTCGTCAGCCAGGTGATCCACGCCCTGCAGTTCCAATGCGTACCGATGGTCTCGGATGCGCTGGGGGTTCGCCGCAATGCGGCTCTCGTCGATCCAGGAGGTGATTGATGCGACAACAGATGGTTTTGGGCGATTTCATTTTTGGTTTGTCCCGAGGCTTTGCCTATGCCTCGCTGATCCGCAACAGCGACGGCGGCTGGAGCGACCTGGCGATTATTGCCAGCAAACCGCAGTCGCGGCAGAGCGGTCAGAAGCTGGAAAAACTCACGTTCAGTGGTCAGGCCATGTACGGCATCGGGATGCAACGCCTGGATGAGTTGCGCGCCTTGCAAGGCTTGCGCACACCCTTGCCGCTGGTGGATGGCATCGGCCGTAACTGGGGCCTGTGGCGTATCAATTCGGTACAGGAAACCCAGAGCAACGTGATCGATGACGGCACGGCGATGGTGATGGCCTGGACCCTTGAGCTGGAGGAATTCGTCAATGCGTAGAGTACGAAGTATTGCCGGTGACTCGGTCAACCTGCTGCTCTACCGCGAGCTGGGGCGTTGCGACGATGCGGCCGAAGAAACCCTGTGGCGCCTGAACCCCACGCTCGCCGAGTACGGCCCTGTGCTGCCGGTGGATGTGTGGGTGATCGTGCCGGAAATGCAAGCGCGGCCGGCGGCGCTTCGCCCCGTTCTGGCGTGGGATTAAGGAGGCTGCATGACACAGGGATTTACGCCAATCGTGGAGTTTTACGGCGCCAACGCGGCATTGCTGAACCAACGCATCATGCGCTGGAGCCATACCGATGGGGTCGGCATCCAGTCTGATCGGCTGGAACTGAGCCTCAATATCGAGGGGTTGGAAGGCTTGCCGAGCGTGAGCGGCAAGATTGGCTTGCGCGTGGGTTTCAAAGAGTCGGGGCTGGTGGAAAAAGGTCAGTTTTTGATCAGTCAACGCACCCCCGTGCTGTTTCCCATGCGCTTGCTGATTGTCGCGACAGCGGCACCTTTCAGCGAAAAGGACGCAAGCGGCTATCGCCAGCGTCGATCGGCCAGCTATGGGCCCACCACGCTTGGCGTGCTGTTTCGCCAACTGGTCAGCCGGCATGGTTTTTCGCCGCGTGTGGCGCCGTCGCTGGAAAGCGTTCCGGTGCCGCATATCGATCAGTCCAATGAAAGTGACATGGCATTCATTACCCGGTTGGCCAAGCGTTACTGCGCGATCACCAAGCCGTTCAACGAGCTGTATGTACTCGCCGAAGCCGGGAAAACCCGCACATTGACTCTGCAACAGTTGCCGGAGGTGACATTGTCCGTGACCCAGGACAATCGCCCCGGTGATCCTGCCTTTATCACCGCCACGCTCAACGACAAAGCGCGCGCGAAATACCAGGGCAGTCGTGTCACCTGGTGGGATGCGGCGGGGGGTAAGCAGCACGTTGTGGAAGTGGGGGTTGCGCCGTTCAAGGCCGTGCGCCAGCGGTGTCAGAACGCGGCGGAAGCCCGTGCCGTTGCTGAAGCTGAGCTGCGCAGGGCTGGGCGCGAGGGCTTGGAGTTGGTGATTGATTGCCCTGGCAATCCGTTGCTGGCCGCTGAAGGACTGTTGCGGCTCGATGAAACCTGGCCGGATTACATGCAGGGGCGGTGGTCGATCACCCAGGTGGTGAATGTGAGCGACCCGGTGACGGGGTATCGCAGCTCGATCACCGCCGGCGGTTTGTCGGAATAGGCACTTTTCAGGGAATGATTGATGCAGATCACACTGGCGCAACTGATTCAAATCCTGCCTGGAGCCCGCCTTGGCGCGGGCGTTTTTTTGCCTGCGTTTAATGCTGTGTTTGCCCTGTATGGGATCGACAGTGCCCGACGCGTCGCTGCCTTTATCGCGCAAATCGGTCATGAGTCCGGTGAATTGCGTTACGTACGTGAGCTCGGGAGCGAACAGTATCTGAGCAAGTACGACACGGGGCGCTTGGCCGCGCGCCTGGGCAACACGCCCGAACAGGACGGCGATGGCCAGCAGTACCGGGGCCGTGGCCTGATCCAGATCACTGGCCGGCGCAATTATCTGGCCTGCAGCCAGGCCTTGTTCGGTGATGACCGTTTGTTGCGGGAACCGACGCTGCTGGAGCAGCCGCAATGGGCCGTCGCGTCGGCCGCCTGGTTCTGGCAAAGCAACGGCCTGAATGAACTGGCCGACAAGGATCAGTTCACCACCATTACGCGGCGTATCAACGGTGGACTCAACGGATTGGAGGACCGCTTGCGGCTGTGGGCGCGGGCGAAGACGGTGCTGTGCGTTTCTCAGGTCCGTTAGCCTCTTGAGACAGTCCGTCACTTGCACGTGCGATTGGCTCCTGTAGGGTAAGCGAACCCCCGCCCACCTCCGGAGACAACCGTGAAGGAAATCACTCAACTGGCCGCTGAACTGGGACGCCGTCTACAGGTGCTCAATGCCCACGTCACTACCGCCGAGTCCTGCACCGGCGGCGGTATTGCCGAAGCGATCACACGGATTCCGGGGAGCTCGTCCTGGTTCGAGGCGGGTTACGTCACGTATTCCAACCGCCAGAAGACCCGGCAGTTGGGCGTGCCGGAAACGTTGTTTCCCAAAGTCGGTGCCGTCAGCCAGGAAGTCGTGGAGGCAATGGTCCGCGGCGCCCAGGAAAAAAGCCTGGCGCGGTTTGCCGTGGCCGTCAGCGGTGTAGCCGGGCCGGACGGCGGTTCGCCGGACAAACCGGTGGGCACTGTATGGCTGGCTTTTGGCGTTGGCGATGAGGTCACGGCTGAGTTGCAGCACTTCACCGGCAACCGCGATGAGGTCCGCCGACAAACGGTAAAGGCCGCGCTAGAGGGCTTGTTACGACGAGCTGCAGCAGAAATAGAAAATCAGGGGTAGGCGATCTCCGATCTTT